TTAGTTTAAGACTATAAATGGAACTGGCTCTGAAGAAATGCAAGGTCTGAAACCTTAAATTGGCTATTGCCTCTCCAGGGTGAAGTACACACTTTTTGAAATAACTTTCACTTTAACCATTCTTGTTAATAGATTATATATATGAAAACATATACATTAAGAATCAAGTATAGCAGTAAGAATGATGATATCTATGAGATTGAAGAAGAGATAGAGGAGGAAGGTATTACCTACAGCATTGATGGAGCAGAGATGAGGGATATGATTGAAGATAGTGACCTATTACATGAAATGCAAATGGGAACTACGGATATAGCACTAACTTAAATAGCCGCTTGCGCTTACATGAGACATTATAAAGTTAAAGGCTTACCTCACACTGTATATGATGAATACTCTGAACTTCCACCTGACGTAGTTAATAGAATAACCACTGATATAGAAGATGCAAGTGTAGGTGAATGGATAGAAGCTCACGATGGCTGCTATATGGAAGTCTTAAGATCTGGTCAAATGAAGAAGCCCAAGGGTAAGAACCGTATTATAAAATATATAGGCACTTGCACTGGCACTTACTTGACATCAGGTAAGGTGGATTCATCGAGAAGGAAGAATATATACACTATCAGTGGTCAGAACACTAGAACTCCAATTAGAGAGAACTTAAACAAGCATGAGGTTTTGTTTGTGCAGTATATAGTAGCTGGAGTACAACCTGTAGAAGCCTATTTAAAGGCATTTCCTACTAAGGATCCGCATTATGCCAATTTTAAGAGTTCGGAACTTATCAAGCATACTAGAATAAGGAAAGCTATGAAGAAAGAATTAGAACCTATACTAAAAGAACTTGGTATTACCCAGGAGTCTGTCCTGGAAGGGATAAAGACAGTTGCAGATGCATCTGAGAAGGATGATACCAAGCTGAAAGCTTTATTCAAGTTATCAGATATACTGGATCTTGAGGATAAGTCTGCAGCCAGGGTTACACAGTTAACTGGTATACAGTTTAAAGGGTTTAGTGATAAAGAGTTAGAAGAAGTAGAAAGACCTAAAGAAATTACAGAAGGAGAGTAAAATGCCGTTAACACCAGAATATAGTGAAAAAGTCCATAAAGCCTATGAAGCTACTCAGGATAAAGATGGAATGACTAATAAGAATGTTAAGATACTACAGAAACTACTAAAGTATTATCCTGAAAATAAGGATTTAGAAGCAAAGGGTTTCTATGGTGGAGAAACAATTGAAGCTGTGAATAACTTCTATAAGAATCATTATTGGACTATGGATAGAAAGCTGCAAGCCCTAAAGGATAGACATGGAGAGAAGTATATCATGCAGTCTGAGTTAGAAGCTATGAAAGAAGATACTACTGACTATCCAGAATCTGATGGTTTATATCATAGTCCACGATAAAATACAGTAATCACAATTTTATTTGTATATATATGCTATAAGTTGCATATTCAAGCGTGAAAAACGGTAAAATTGTAAGTAAACACGATATTATCCGTGAAATAAAGGGAGTTAATGAACGTATTGACTACTTATTTACTGGATTACAGGTATTAAGTGGCAGTTTAAGGGATTATATTAATATGAACAAGGATGAAAAGAAGTTTACTAAGTATCTAAAGAATAAATATGATGGGGAGTAATGAATATAAATACCCAAAATATAAGTAAGGCTGAGGAACATCTCAGGTTAGCATATGAAGACTTGATTGCTTTTGGCAAGTTATTTCTTCCAGATGATTTTCTAAGAAGTGAAACTCCATTCTTTCATTATGAGGTAGCAGATGCAGTTGATAATCAAAGCATTAGACAGTTGGCGGTTATTTTACCAAGAGGGCATGGGAAAACTGTTCTTACTAAGTGCAGTATTCTTCATGATTTTCTCTTTACTAAAGAGCCATTATTTTATGGTTGGGTGGCGGCAAGTTCAAAGATTTCTGTCCCTAATCTTGATTATGTTAAGTATCATATTGAATATAACGATAAGGTAAGATATTACTTTGGAGATCTAAAAGGTAGGAAGTGGACTGAAGATGATATTGAACTCACAAATGGGTGCAAGCTCATATCTAAGTCTAATCTTTCTGGGATTAGGGGTGGGGCCAAATTACATAAAAGATATGATCTCATTGTATTAGATGACTTTGAGGATGAAAATAACACTATCACACCTGAAAGTCGTTCTAAAATATCTAACCTCGTTACAGCAGTTGTGTTTCCAGCTCTTGAACCTAAAACAGGTAGATTAAGGATAAATGGAACTCCAGTACACTATGATGCATTTATACAGAAGATTCTTGTTGGATATCAGCAGGCAATGACAAAAGGAGATCCATTTAGCTGGCATGTTATAACATATAAAGCATTGCAGGACGATGGGACACCTCTATGGCCAGATTGGTTTGGAATGAAAGAAATGGAGAGAAAGAAGAAATTTTATCAGGATTCAGGTACTCCACAGAAGTTCTATCAGGAATACATGATGGAAGTGCAAAGTGCAGAAGATGCTATATTTACCAGGGATCATATAAAATACTGGGATGGATCATTCCGATTGGATGAAGATACTGGACTTTCATTCATAGATGCTAATAATCAGGGATTCCAGCCATGCAATGTATTTGTAGGTGTAGATCCTGCTACAGATTCAGCCAGAAGGGATTCTGACTTTTCAGTTCTTATTGCTGTAGCAGTAACTCCAGATAATAATATTTATGTACTTGATTATATACGAAAGCAGTCTATACCAGTATTGGGAATACCAGGAGAACATAAACTTGGTATAGTAGATTATATGTTTCAGTATGCAAAAAGTTTCAAACCAAGTTTATTTACAGTAGAAGATACTTCCATGAGTAAACCTGTATTTCAAGCGTTAAATTCTGAGATGAGAAGGAGAAATGACTTCTCTATTGGATATAAGGCAGAAAAGCCAGGCAACAGGATGAGCAAGAGAGACAGGATACAAGAGATATTAGCTCAAAGATTTTCAATAGGGCAGATACATTTGAAGAAGACTCAGTATGATCTGCACAGAGAAATAACAACATTTGGGCCAAGGATGGCTCACGATGATACCATTGATGCTCTTGCCTATGCAGTCAAATTCGCTAATCCTCCGATGGCTGCAGGGCAAGACAAAGAAGGTAACTGGTATAAAAAGAAACCCAGAGCAAGGGATTGGGTAATAGCTTAAGGAGTAAATATGGCTAATAAAACAACAAAAACAGATATTAATAATGCTATAGCTAATAGTATGGGTGAACTCAGGTTCTCAAAAGACAGAAGAGGCCTAGGAGGGTATATGAAGTTTTTAGCTCAGACAGCAGCAGGGAAAGAATCTAGATCAAATGTTGAAAGTCCAGAAGTATCGCCTAAACAAGCTAAAAGAATATTAGCTGATATTAAGAAAAATGCTCCTGAATTCTATGGTAAATATCATCCAGAAAGATGGAGAGATTATGACCCAAGAACTGGTGCAGGGGGAAGAACTGAAGATGCTAAGAAATTCTATGGAGAAAGAGTCAGATTAAATATTGAACAGTCATATCCTGCAGGACAACCTATAATGGGTGGAAGAGGGATGACTGGAGCAGACTATGGAGATCCTTCTGGATGGAAGTATACAGGACAAGAGTTTTTAGATGAGACATTACTGGAGCCAGGTGGAACATCATATGATGTAACTCCAAAAGAAAAGGCTGAAATATATGAATCAAAAGAACTGTTTCAAAGAGGAGATATGGATTGGAGTACATCTAATAAAAGATATAGCGTTTTACATACAAAAGATGTTAAAGGTTCAGTATTTAAACCACAGCAAGTAAGACGCACAGCGGAAGACAAGATTATGAATGGTTTTCTTCAGCAGGACAATAAATATAAGATGGGTGAGTAATGGCTGATATAATTACAACACAAGATTTATCCGTAGAGGATACAAGCGAATTAAAGACTGGAGATACTAAAAGGGAATATGGTAAATGTCCTCCAGGTAAGAAACGAGTAGGGAATAAATGTGTAACTATTAAGAGGAAGTAATGGCTAAAGATGCCTTACATACATGACCCTATAATAAAAAACCTCACCCAGTTAGGGAGAAACATACTAAAAAGAATGGAGATAAGGTTCATGGAAGTGAAACGCCTAATTTCTATTACAATTATCCAAAGGATAAGTATAAAGAAGGTAAATAATGGCTAGAAAAAAGAAAGCTGATCAGATTAGAGAGTTATATAATCTTTCTAATAACTGGACTAGACAGCAATGGCAGTTTGTAAATCAAAAAGGGTATGAGTTTGCACATGATGAGCAGTTGTCAAGCAATGAAAAGACATCTCTTCAGGAACAGGGGATGCCTACATTTACAATTAATAGAATACTTCCTGTTGTTGAGATGCTTAATTTCTATGCTACTGCTAATAGCCCTAGATGGCAGGCAATTGGAGTTGAGGGTAGCGATGCAGATGTAGCAGCAGTATTCTCAGATCTTTCTGATTATATATGGCATCTTTCAGATGGAACCACTCTTTATTCAAATGCAATAAATGATGCTATATGTAAGGGAGTGGGCTACATAATGGTGACTGTTGATCCTGATATGGACAATGGAATGGGAGAAGTTGTTCTCCAGCAGCCAGATCCATTTGATTTATATGTAGATCCTAAGTCTAGAGATATGATGTTCAGGGATGCATCTTTTATTTTAATAAGAAAAGTTCTCCCTAAAAGCCATATAGTAAAACTATTCCCTAAACATAAGCGTAAGATAATGAAGTCTTCTTCTTTAGAAGGAGATATGTCTGTATCTGAAAGATCAATATCTGATAGCGAGCAAAAGCTATTCCTTAAAGATGATTCTACTGCAGAGGATATGGGAGTTGATTCAGCTGGAGAACATGAACCTACGTTAGAGCTATTTGAACTTTATGAGAAGATAAAGATTTCTTATGTAAATGTATTCTACAGGATACCTCCTAATAAGGAACAATTACAGGCGATTGCACAGCAGGTTCAGGTAAAGATGAAAGAAATGGCTGCTGAGATGGAAGTTGGTCTTATGGAACAGCAGAAACAGATGCAAGAAGCAGTTCAGCAAGGGAAGATGATACCTGAAAGGTATGAACTTGAATTACAGAAAGCTCAACAGATGATGCAACAGCAATTACAGGCTGCAGAACAGGAATATATGAGCCAGTTACAAGCTGAGGCATCTAAGATTGAGAACAGGGTAATATCTGAGAAGGAATATAATATTCTTCTTAAAGATAAAAAGTTCCAGGAATCTGTTGTAGATAGTGTTCAGTTTTACGGAACAAGAATTAAACAAACTATTACTGTAGGAGATACACTTCTTTATGATGTTATATATCCAGAGAATATAACAGAATATCCTGTGATTCCATTTCATTATAAGTGGACTGGTACTCCATATCCAGTATCTGCAGTTGCTCCTTTGGTAGGTAAGCAGAGAGAAATAAATAAATCACATCAGATAATGGTGCATAATGCTTCTTTAGGGTCTTCATTAAGATGGCTATATGAAGAAGGTTCTATAGATCCAGAACTTTGGGAGAAATATTCTTCATCTCCAGGTGCACTTTTACCAGTAAGACCAGGATCTGCTCCTCCTACTCCAGTAATGCCAGCACCTTTATCAAATGCATTCTTTACTGTTGTACAGCAGGGAAAATCAGATATGGAATATTTAGCAGGTATATATTCTTCAATGCAGGGAGATACTCAGCAACAGCATGAGACATTCAGGGGGATGCTTGCATTGGATGAATATGGAACAAGAAGAATTAAGCAATGGATGAAACATTCCATTGAACCAGCATTAAGACAATTAGGTAAAGTAATTATGCAAGTATCTCAATCTGTCTATAGTGCAAACAAAAGATTTAGGATCATACAGCCATCAGCTATTCAGGAACAGCGTGAGCAGGAACTTAATATTCCAATCTATAATGATATGGGACAAGCTATAGGTAAATCTATGGATTATGCTGCTGCTAAATTTGATGTAAGAATAGTTGCTGGTTCTACACTTCCAGTAAACAGGTGGGCATATCTTGCTGAATTGAAGGAACTTCTACAGTTTGGTGTCATAGATGATATTGCAGTACTTGCTGAAACTGATGTACGTAATAAAGAGCAAATAGCAAAGAGAAAGAGTCTATATGCTCAATTACAAGGTCAGTTACAAGGCTTGCAGGAAGCTATGAAAGATAAAGATGGTACTATTGAAACTCTTGAGAGACAGTTGGTACAGGCTGGAATCAAAGGCAAAGTTATGCAGGCTGAAATGGAAATTACTAAAAAGAAGGAAGAAGTTAAAGGTGATCTAAAAGATTCTTATCGTTCGACAGAGGCAAAACAGAAACTCTTGCAGAATGTAATGACAAATCAGGCAGATACTACAAGGAAGGATTTATCTAGAGAAGTAAGTACTGCAAAGAAAGATTTATCAAGAGAATTACAGTTTGCACGAAAAGATTTGCAGAATAGTAAGAAGAAAGAATAATCTTAACTAATGTATAGGAGTATAGAATGGAAGAAACAGTAGGTAACCCAGAAGTTGAAATTTCTGAGCAAGCAGCTCAGGATGAAGTTTTTGGCTCCTCTGATAGCTTTTTTGAAGCTATGGAAGAAAATGTAAATGGCATGATAGCCGAAGATAACACTGAGGCAACCCGACAGGAAGCTGGCACCCCAGAGGTAACCCAGCAAGAAGCTGTTGGCTCCAATAACGTGGGATGGGATGATGACGGTAACCCATATAAGAAACGCTACAAAGATAGTAGTCGTGAAGCCGTTAAGCTGAGAGACAAGTATAAAGAGGTAGAACCTTTTGTACCTGTTCTTGAAGCAATGAAAAACGATAGTGGATTAGTTGAACATGTTCGTGAATATCTGGTCAATGGAGGTAATACTCCTAAGAGTGTGCAGGAAGAGTTGAAACTGGATGAGGATTTTGTCTTTGATGCAAATGAAGCAACGACAGATCCTGATTCTGATTCAGCAAAGGTCTTGAATGCTCAGGTAGATAAAGTTGTTCAGCGTAGAGTAGGACAGTTAGTACAGACTGAAAAAATCAATGCTGCAAAAGTGCAGCAACAGGCAGCACGAAGTGCGATGGAAAATGACTTCAGGAAAAAGAAAGGTATGACTGATGATCAGTTTGATACCTTTAAAGAAAAAGCACAAAAACATGTGCTTACCCTTGAAGACATTGACTATCTCTTGAATCGTGATCAGGCAAATGCTAATGTTGTCACCTCTGCAAAGAATGATATGTTGGGCCAGATGAGAAATGTCAGGAATATACCAACTTCCGCTAGTGGAGCAAACAGCCAAGCCAAAGAAGAGTCCCCAGACAATGCGTTGTTTGATGGAATCTTAGGCTTGGATGGTGATTTAGACAACCTGTTCGGGTAGATTTAAACATAAATAGGCCACGCTTGGCCAGATCTATCTGAGCTTAAAATAAGGAGTTCGATATGTCTGATTTTTTATCGGTCATTACACCGAATCCGAATCTTTCTGTAACGGACTTTGATGGGCGTGGCCCAGGTACTAGTACTGATTTAGCTACTGGAGATATACGTAGAAAGTATAACTTTGGTAGCCGAGTATCTGAGCTTTCAATCCCTCAAGATCCGTTCTTTAGGTTCGTAAGCAAGGTGGCAAAAAAAGCGACAGACGATCCTCAGTTTAAGTTTTCTGAGAAGCGTTCTTCGTTTCATAAAAGGTATGCCTATGTGATGGGCCATGTTACAGGAGCTGGTGCCAATGTTGTGAATGATGCTACATTGACTGGAACAAATGGCGATACAGGAACTAATGTAGGAGCTGGTGAGCAGATCAAGTTATTGATGGCTGGCGATTACTTAAATACTGGTAACATACAGAATGTTTTTGGCAATACAACAAATAAAGCAGCTGATGCAGGTGCTTCAGGAACAACGCCACAGTTTTTCCTTCCTGGTCAGGTAATTAAAGTCCCTATGATGACAGATGCAGCAACAGCTGCGACTTCTTGGGGTGCTAGTTATCTTTTGGCTAGGATCACAGATGTGGATAAGGATAGTTATTCAGGTACTGCTGTAGATAGTAAGTATCCTACTGTTGTAACAGCTACAGTTGTTAAGGTTCCAAATACTAGTTATGTAGGTTTTGCTGGTTGGTGGGGAGATAACTTTAGTCCTGGTGCTGCTTCAGATGATGAAGTGGTAGCAGATCAAAGTATATCTTCTACACTTGAGCGAGCAAGAACATATGTAGTTGGTACGGCTCATGCTGAAGGATCTGGTTTTCCAGAGACTTGGGTAGATCAGCCTTACTCTGCGAATCATGGACTTACTCAGATTTGGAAGACTTCAATGGCAATGACCAATACGGCCAGAGCTACGGTATTGAAGTTTGAATCAAATGAGTGGGCACGTGTTTGGAAAGAAAAGCTGGTTGAGCATAAATGGGATATTGAAACATCACTATTGTTTGGATCTCAGTATTCGGATGCTAGTAGCATTCAATATACTCAAGGTGCAGTTGATTATATTACTAATTATGGTAATATTTTTAGCCTTGCAGTAGCAACCAAAACTCAAGATGATTTTCTTGATGATCTGTCAAACTACATGGATCCTCGCTACAATAATAGTTCAGCAACATTATTCTTCTGTTCAACAGAAGTATATAACTGGCTGCATAAACTTGGTGGTTACTTTAAGAATAATCTTGAAGTATCTTCTCAACTTCGTGCTGATCTGTCTATTAGTGGTAGAAAGAAGGTATTTGGTGTTGATATAACTACAATCTCAACCGTATATGGTGATATGAATGTAGCTCGCAACATCCACCTTGATGGTACAAATGTTAAAATGCTAGGTATCAACATGAAGAACTGTGCTTACAGACCTTTAGTTGGTAATGGCATCAATCGTGATACTTCAGTCTACGTGGGAGTTCAAACTTTAGAGAACTCTGGGGTCGATCGTAGGGTAGATCAAATCTTAACTGAAGCTGGCATGGAATGGTCAATGGCCGAATCCCATGCTATCTGGACATAAGGAGGTAGATCATGGCGAATCCTTTATATGGACAAAATAAACTGGATGGACAAATTGATAACTCAACTGGTAAGATAATTCATATTACTCCTGCTTCCGATGGTACGGCAATAGCTGATGGTGAAACTGTAGTTTTAACAAATGCAGATGCTGGAAATAGATATATCATAAATATATCTGCTAATACAGCTACATTTAGGTTGCCTTCTGCTTATATTAGTAAAGGTGCTGAGTTTCATTTTCATCTTGATATTGCTAGTGATGCTGAAGCAACTAAAGATGTATTGATATTCACAGATAGTACTGCTGAATTTATTTATGGTGCTTTGCATGATGGTGGAACAGTTCATGATAGTGGTGTAGCAAATGATGGTTTAAGAATGGACTCTAGTGGAGGTGTAGCTGGTGGTGGTGATCATGTTAGTTTAGTATGTGATGGAAATCATTATCTTGTTACTAGTTCTGATACACTAACTGCTGGTATGTGGGTTGTTGAAACTGCTACTAGAGCATAAGGAGGTATGAATAATGGCTATTAATCAAGGTTCAATACTAGATCATGTTGATAAGCCTGCTATACATCCTGACGATGCTGTATACCAGTCATTAACGCCAACAAGTGATGGTAAAGTTGCTGTTACTGTGAATGGGTTGAGCATAACTGATAGGGTGCATGCTAGAGGTTTAATTGCTGCTGCTGGACATCAGTCAAATTATCTTGGTTTACAAGATGGGTTGAAAAGTGGACAGAAAGTATTAATTAATAATTCAAGCAGTAGTGTTTCTTTATTAATTAAAGACAGTAGTGATAATCTCTTACTTACAATAGATCCAAGTGATACTAATATGTTAGTTTGGCAATTCACTAGTTCATCTGCTGGAAGTTGGTATGGGCCTGGCTCATCAATTTCATTGTTAGATGGAGCAAGTAGTTCTGGTGCTAAAAGTATGGTAATTGATAAATCTTCAAGATTTCAAATCTTTGATGATTTTCATGCCGCTGCTTTAGATGCAACTGATAACTGGATAGTATTTGCTGGCTCTGATGGTGATGCTACAGCTGCAGCAGCTTCAACAGCTCCTGAAGGAGCAGTTTTAATGGGTTCTGGTGGTGCTGGTGGCTCTAATGATGGCAGTGTAATGAGTCTTATACTATTAGCTAAAGGTGCTTTAGTAAGTCTTGGTGGGACTGTATTTGAAACTAGAGTTTCATTTGACCAGATTACTGGAACATCTTGGTGTTTCGGTCTTTCTGATACACTTGCTGAAGGTACAGAACGTAACCTTTATAAGGTGAATAGTGGAACGATTGCAGATGGTGGCTTATCATTAACAAATGCAGTATGTTGGGCATTTGATACTGATGCTACGGCTCCAACTAAGTTTCAATTCTGCAGTGAAAATGCTGGTACTATTGCTGGTTCTGCTGCTGAAGCTGCACATTCAGCTGGTCCATCTGCTGATACGTATGTTACTTTACGTATTGAAGTTGATTCAGATGGAGATGCACGATTCTATCTAGATGGAACATTAGTAAAAACAGTTACTACAGCTGTCGCAACAACATCACTACTAATACCATTTATTGGTGGAAATAGTGCTGATGATGCAGACATTCCAACTGATGTTACTGTTGATTACGTCTTGTTTGAAGGTGGAAGACCAAGTAGTAATGCATAATCCTGAATTTGTGAGTTAACAGGATAACATGATAAAATGGAATTGAGAAGGTTGCTTAATATGGTTTTTGCTTCCTTTCTACTGTACAGGTAGCCTTCTCTTTCTTAAAGGAATAATATGGCAACATTTCAAGCACAAACAATGGGATTAACAGGTCTTACTATATCAAGTAGTGGAACTAATCCTACTGAAGCTCAATTAACTCAATTCTTGAATGATGGAGTTATTGATGTTACTAATAGGGTTATAAAATATAGACCTCAGGATATAGAGAATTTTACAAGACAAAGTTCAGAGCAAACAAGTAATGGTTTTAATCCTGGTTCAAGTAAAATAGTTTCAGTTGTGAGGGAGAGTGGAACTAATAACCAATGGTATCCATGCAAGAAATCATCTATGGCTTTGGAATATAGAGTGACAGATGTTGAAAGTTTACATTATGCATCTAAGTATAATCCAGTATATATGGTATCTCAAAATAGAAATGTACATGTTTATCCTGCTCCGACAGGTGCTGGAAATGATACATTTAAAGTTTTATATGTTAATTATTCTCCCGAAGAATCAGATGGAACTTCATTAGATTATGCCAGTACAGGTATAAAATGGTTTCCAGATGATAAAGTTTATCTTGTAGTTTTATATGCAAGTATAAAATCTCTTGAGAATGCAATATCTGCTAAATCAATACCTACAATATCTGGAGATAGTACATCAGCTCCTGTTGAATTAACAGATGTTTCTCCCCTTGATACTGATAATACTATTGATGTACTTACAAGTCAAGATGATGTTGATCAATGGTGGAGTTCCATAGGACATCTTATAGAAGGTGAGGAAGATACAGAATTAGCTACTGCACAGATTCAGAAGATCACAGCTTATGTTCAAGCATATCAGGCACAATTACAGGGAAATAATACAGATTATACGTGGATGCAGGGTAGGCATCAAATATTATCTCAACAGTATGAAAGAGCGTTTGCTTTGATGGCACCACCTCAACAGCAACAACAGCCACAACAGCCACAAAGGAGATCTAGAAGATGAAAGTACAAGAAGTAATGGAAAGGGCTGGGGTAATAGATACTGGTAGAGCTATAGCTTATATCAAGGATGGTCTTGAAGAATTGAATATGATATCTGAGACTCATGTTACTACAGAAAGAATTAATATAGTTAAAGATCAAAGATTTTATAAATTCCCTAATGATATGATAAAGGTATTGGATATCAGGTGTAAGAATCAGCTTAATGCTGATGATGAGTATAGATCAATACCAAGAATGATAGGTGAACCTATGAGAAAGGATGCAGATGGCAACTAGTAAAGAATATGCATACTATATAAAAGGTAATAAGGTTGCCATTGTCCAGAAGGATTGGACATTCTCAGGTGGCCAGACACTCTCACAACCAGGATTGAATGATCTTGGTGCTCAAGGTGCTTTATTATGGAAAAGTCCTAAAGAGAGTATTACAGATGGTCTAGAGTTGCAATATGTGTATAGTCCTCAGTATACACTTGGTGCTAATTATACAATTGGGGGTCTTAATATTGGGACAGGTAATAAGTTTTTTATTAATGGGTGGACAGTTATAGGAGGCTATCTTACCTTTTTAAGAAGTTATGATGCTGGAGTTACAAATTGGTATACATCTCCTGAGAATGCAGTCATATCAGGGAGTTCAGGAGATACTGGAGGGCAGTCTTTAGATTATATAGTAGTTAGGGGCAGTGAAAGATGGAATGGTTTGCATAGAGTACAAACAGCAGGCACTGATGGTCAACTTATAACTTATACAAAAGTAAATGAAGTTCTTCCTTATTGGGAAGATGCAGATTTAGATTTTAATGCAGATGAGGAAATATTTGATGGTGGAGGCAGTACTGATGTTCATCTTGCAGATCATTTTAGTGCTGGAGATTATGTATGGATATCTGGGGCAGATTTACAAACACAGGATCATGGATTACATAAAATATCTAGTGTAGAGACTAGTATTACTGATACTAGTAGTAAATTAATAGTTGATACAAGATATGTAGTATCATACAATACACAGAATGCTAACCTGGATGAGGAGTATTCGTTATCAGCTAATTTTACTGCTGATAGTGGAATGTCTACTGTTAATTTGTATAAAGCTTACAGAGATTTTTCATACATACTTACAGATGTAAATGTACTTAATGATGAGAGTGATGAATTAGATATACCAAGATATCTGGCAAATGGTCTTGTATACTATGTAAAGGCCAAATATGCAGAGGATGCAGGTAATATAGAGATGAAAGAATATTTCATGAGAGAATTTAGAAGGATAACTGAGAAGCACCAATCAGCTAAGAAGCTGGGTACATATAGAGCTCAGGGATTCGATTTACTAAGAACATAAATAATAACCAAGATGCCCATGAGAATTGTCAAGCTCGGTAAGGCATCATAACAAAGGAGAAAAAAAATGGCAGG